AAAAGTCTTGGCGTAAGCGCACAGAGACGCGCTGTTTTGCAAAAGGCTTGTCGGCGTGCACGGTAATGTTTTGCAAGCCGCTGGGAAAGCGTACATCCGCCCAAACGGTTTGAAAGTCTTGCCAAGAGTTAATGGGTTGGCCAAGGGTGTCGGTGCTTGCAACCAGGCGCTGCACGGTCACGCGGGTGCTCAAGCTGCCCGCGCTGATGCTGGTTTGTGTGACCATGGTCACAGGCTCCAAATTCGGTAGACATCGAGCAGGCTGTCTGCAAATATTTGCGGTACCACGGGGCGCTCTGCGCTGCGGGAGCGCTGCTCGTACAAGTCGCCCACAGCCAGCAGGATCCACTGCTTGATAGGCGTGGGCACGGCGTTGGCGGGGTAGCCTGCCGTGTAGTCGACCTCGACCGCGTTGATGCGGTCTTGTGTGTTGGGCCAAGCGCGCTCAGCAGCGGGCACCAAGTAGCCGGGCTCGCTCACGCTGTCTAAAAAATAATCTTGCGGGTCTAGGGTTTGTTGATCGGCATAGGGGTCAATGTATTTAACCGACTCTACGCTGATGATGGGGGGTAGCAGCAGCTCTATGGCGTCAGGAAAGCGGTCTAGCGTGAGGCGGTACTGGGTGGGTACTAGGGAGCGCTGCAGGCGGTCTGAAGCGGCCTGCGTGGCCACGCTAATGAGGGCGGTGATGAGGGCGTCTTCGTCCGCGCAGTCGGTGCGGGTGTGGAGTTTGGCCTCGGCCAAAGTCACAACGGGGACTGCGCCGGGGGCTTCGGCGATTTTGCGTACGCGCATGGTTTGTCTTTCGGATCAGTGCCCAACCGCTGCGGGTTGGGCGTCAAACATATCAAAAGTGCGAATGAATTTTTCTTGCATGCTTTACCGCCAAACCATGGAAACGGCGCGGCCAAGGTGCCAGCGGGGGTGAGAGGTGCTGGAGTCGTAATTTTTATTTTTAACTATTGTCTAGGTCGCGTGGTGTTGGGGCTGCTGGCCCGGCTGGTGTTTGACTGCATGGGGCGCATGCCGTACACGGGCCGCGCAGGGTAGCCAGCGCCCTTGGGCGCACGCTTGTAAGGGCTGGCACTGGCAAATCCCTGCACCGCCACCAACAGCGGCGCAAAGCCCAGGCCCTGCAGCGCAATGGCGCGGGGTGAAAGGGTCATGCGGCGCTCACGGTGGTTTGGTCGTCGGTGGTGGTGATGGTCTGCGACACATCACCCGCGGTGCGGGTGGTCTCGGTCACCACCAGCTGTGCACCCACGCCGTGCAGCTGGGCCACTTTGCGCAGCTGCTCGGCTTGTCCAGCGGTCAGGCCGGGGGTTTCGGTCAGCGTGCGGGTGTCGTGCGTCCAGACGTCTGCAGCGGTCAGGCCTTGCGGGATGTCTTGGGCCGTGAGGGTGCTTCGGCTGCTGACATCGGCATCCAGGTGGGCCAGCTCAGTGGCCAGCTCAGCGCGCACGGCGGCGGGCACAGCGGTCACGTCTGCGGTCTTGGCCAGCACCGTGCTGGCCTCGATTTCGGCCAGCAAGGGCAGGTCTTGTACCAGCTGGTCCAGCGTGTCCACGTTGGTGGTCAAGGTGTTAAGGTTTAAGTTAACACCGTCCACGCTGCTCTGCGTGGCGGCGGTCTTGGCTGCGTCATAAGCGGCGGTCAGCGTCATGGCGCTGCCCACGGCTGCGGGCTGGGCTGGCAGGGCGTCTGTCTTGGCTTTGATGGCCGCGATGTCCGCATTGGCCGGGGCGGTGTAGGCACTGGCCTGCAAGGGCGTGCCGGTGGCGGTGACCAAGGCGTCCACGCTGCTTTGTGTGGCGGCTGTTTTGGCGGCGTCATAAGCGCTTGTCAGGGTCATGGCGCTGCCCACGGCTGCGGGCTGGGCTGGCAGGGCGTCCGTCTTGGCTTTGATGGCCGCGATGTCGGCATTGGCCGGGGCCGTGTAGGCGCTGGCCTGCAAGGGCGTGCCGGTGGCGGTGGCCAAGGCGTCCACACTGGTTTGTGTGGCGGCTGTTTTGGCGGCGTCATAAGCGCTTGTCAGGGTCATGGCGCTGCCCACGGCTGCGGGCGCATCGGGCACCAGGTCGGTGCGGGCCTTGACTTGCTCCAACAGCGTTTGCACTTGGTCAATCAGGGCCTTCAGGGCGGTTTGGCTGGCCTCTGACTCGCTGTAGCCTGCACCACCTAAGCCGCTGATGATTTGCGTGGCCAGGCCTGCTGATTCAGCGGTGGCGGGACTGCCCAGGATGATGCTGTAGCCCGATGGGTTGCCGCGCACGCGGTCATCGGCGCTTTGGCCAGTGTCGGCATGGATGACCGGGCAAGAAATCTTGACGCTGTTTGTCGATGCGTCGGTCAAAAACATGCTGATCGGGTTTCCAGCAGGGATCAGGATTTTTTGACTGGTGGCGTTGGCCGTGACAGGGGCCGTCCATGACCAAACCAGTGCAGGGATGTGCTGTATTCGCTGGGTGGCGCGGTACAGCTCAGCAAAGCCGGGCTGCAAGATGCCGGTGGTGGTGTTGACCACAGAAACCTTCATGGCTGTGGCGTCGTACTGGAAGATAGCTTCCAGCGCGGCGTCAAAGGCCATGGTGTACTGCGGTGTGTTGTTGGCCGACACCTGATAGCGCAGCGCGGCTGAAAGGCTCAGGCTTTCAGCGGTGTTGAGCGACAGGGCCGACTCCCATTCGTAGCCGGGGGCGCGCACCTGCACGTCATACGCGCCGGGTGCCAGCAAGATCAGCGCGGTGTTGCCGGTGCCCGACACGGTGGTCCAGGTGCTGCCGCCTGTGGGGCGGTGGCGCAAGAACCAGGTGATGCCGAAGGCTTGCGGGTCCAGGCCGGTGACGGTGACGCGCAGGCCGCTCGCGTCTTGGTACGGGATGGTGATTGAACCCCCAGCGCTGATGCTGACCAGCGCCGCGCCAAACTCTTTGAATTTTTCTCCAAGCCCAATGCTGCCGCCGCTCACGACGTTGGTGGTCCACCCCGTGTAACTGGTCCGCTCGCCAATGATGGCGCAGTCGTCGCTGTATTTGAGATTGGCAGGCTGGTTTCCAGCGTACTGATACGCGTCATAGATCTTGTCGGGGTCAAGCGCCGCGCTGATTTCCATGACTTTTGTCACAAAGTTAAATGTGGCGCCTGTGATGGCGGCAGCGTTGGCGGCAATCTTGTCGGTCGTGGGCAGGCTTGCGTGATTTGTGGTGACCTCAAGCGTCCCGTTGTCCGAGAGCTGCAGCGTTACGGGTTGCTTGTCGTACCCATAAAACGACATACCCGCTGGATGTGTTTCGGCACCCCGCGTGGTGCCGCTGCAAAAATAGCTGTAGCTGCTTTTGAGCCCGTTTGTGTTTGCATAGCTCCAGGCGTAATAAAACTTGGTGTTTGCAGAGCCACCAGTCACGGCAATGTTTTGCTGATTAAGGTCAAAAGTGATGTCAACCGTGCCGCCCTTGGCGCGCACGCCCGCGACGTTTGACCCCACCGGCTGAAAGTAAAGATAGCCGCCGTTCAGCACGTTGCCTGCCGCATCTCTTCCAACCGCTTTGATTCCCTTTGAAAAGCGCATCACGTTGTAAGTCGCCCCACCAACACTTTGAGAAAACCACGCGATGTTGGTCCCCTTCTTGTTGTTCTCAAGATCGACATTTGCACCACCCAAATTTGTCCACTGTGCGCCAGCGTAGTAGCTGGGCACCACATACGTGCTGTCGTAGTTCGGCGCGGTGATCAGCAGCGCAGTGGGGATGCCTCCGACGTTGACCTCAGGCCCGTCTGTGGTGATCGGCGTGTATCCGTCCAGGCTGATCTGGGGCACTCCAAAATTCAGCCACACGCCCACATAAGTTTTCTTGGCTGTGAAGTTGATGGACGCTGTGTTGTTGTCCAAACGCAAGCGTGCTTGGCTTGTGCCTGAGCCGCTGGCATTGAGAATCCAGCAGATTTCACCCTCAGTTTTGATCTGCGAATGTTGCCCGCTGTTGGTCGTGAGCCAGTCCGCACCAAAGCGGATGCAAGCGTCTTTGAGCGTAACCTTGGCGGGATAGGTGGCGGTGCCTTGCAACTGCATGACCTTTGCGCCGTTGACACCGAGCCAGTCAAAACCGGCATACGGCATCGGGGCGTTTGCAGCGCTGGCCCTTTGACCGTTGATGATCAGCTCTGCACTGGCTGATCCGGTAGACGAAACTTTGAACTGAGCTGCGGTCGAGCTGTTGCGCAACTGCCCCGTGGTGCTGTCCACCGTCAACACGCCATTGACGGTGACGTTGACGCCACGCGAATCAAATGTGCGCTGCTGGTCGCCACGGTTGGTCACGCTAAAGCCCGTGACGGCCCCCAGGCCGGTGCCCATGGTGTCTGCGCCGGTCTGCACCACTTCACGGTTGCAGGTGTAGGCCTGAGCGGCAAAAGTGCCAAAGGCTGTGTCGGTGATAAGCTGCGTGGTGCTGACCACTGTCACGATGGTTTTTGTCACGCCACCTACGATGATCGTGCCACCCTCACGGGCTGCGCTGTCGGCTGCGCCAAAGTTGGTGCCGGTGCCGTTGACGGTGGTCGTGCCGGTGCAGCTCACGGTGCCAGTGCCCGCGACGGCTGTTGCCCATGAAAATGACATTACTTGCTCTCCACCATATGCAAAACCCCGGGGTGCATGCGCCAGGGTTCTTTGTGGCCGATGATGGCGGCGCAGACTTCGCTGCAAAACCACTTGGTTTCGTGTTCGCGGCTGACGAATGGCAGCACGCTGCGCACGCAGCCCACCAGGTCATAAGGTTGGCGCTTGTGGTCATGCACAAAGCGCAAAAATGCGTTTGCATCCACACTGGGCAGCGCGATCACATCCCACTTGGCGGGGTTGAGTTGCATGTTTTTGACGCGCACACCGCCTTCAGCGCCCACGCTGCTCAGACAGTCCACCGGACCGGCAAACGGGTCGCCCAAGCAGATTTCGCTGTGGCTGTAGATGGACTTGGTGAAGAACCGGATGACCCGATTAAAAAGGCCATGCCAGCCCGGCCGGGTGCCTTTGTAGCTTGCGAGGTAGATCATGGGGTGGTCTCCAATGTGGTCTGCAAATGGCCCTGAAAGCAAGGCCATTCACGCACCAGGCTGGGTTATTCGGCTTGGCTTGTCTCGGTGGCTGCGGTGGCCGCGTCTGCATCGCCGGTGGCCTCGGTGGTGCCTTCGGCTTCGGTGGTGTCACCCGCGTCTGCAGCAGGCTTGGCAGCGCTGCGGCCTTTGCTGGTCCAGCCCTCTTTGGTGGACACGTTGATCAGGTCTTGGTCTTCGGTTTCGATGGTCTGGCCTGCCTCGTAGGCCACGACGGTCACGCCTTTGTGCGCCCAGCTGAAGGGCTTTTCCACGGTCAATTTCATGGGGGCTCCGGGTACAAAAAAGGCCCCATCAGGTGGGGCCTTTTTCAGGGTTTCAGGGGTTGATCAGGATGCTGCGACCTTGAGCAACTTGATGGCTTGCGTGTTGCGCAAGATGCCGCCCACGCGCTTGCGCACATAGAACTTGACGAAGCCAGGCGTGGTGATCTCGTCGCGTGTCATGCGCATGCCCACACGGTCAGCGATCAGGTAGCCCTGGGCAAAGTCGCCAAAGGCCAGCGGGAAGCTGTTGGCGGCCACGGCTGGCATGTCTTCGGCTTCGGCGATGCCGTAGCCCAAGAAGGTGGCGGGCTGGCCAGCGGTCAAGGCAGGCTGCCACAGGTACTGGCCTGTGGTGTCTTTGTACTTTCGCATCGCGGCCATCACGAGCTTGGCGGTGAGCCAGCGGGCGTTGCTGCGGTACCGCGCACGCACGCCATAAACCATGTCGGTGAACACGTCAGGGTTGGATGGCAAAGCGGAGGCTTGGCCCGATGCAAAGTATTGCAGCGTGCCGAATGCGCGGGTGGCGTCGGCGGTGGCCACCGGTGTGGGGCCTGCCAAGAAGCCGGTGGGCTTTTTGGTGCCGTTGCCGCCGATGAAGGCAGCGCCTTCGCCAGTGGCAATGGCTTCAACAGCGCTTTCGATCAGCCACTGCTCAACATTGAAGAACAGGTCATCGAGCGATTCTTCGGTGGCTTGAGGCTTGGCGCTGGCCATGCCGAATGTGGGGATGATTTCGGCCAGGTTGGGCGTGTTGGTTTGGTTGCGGGGGTCGGTCTCGCCCAGCCACTCGAAGCTAGCGCCGCCAACGTCAAACAGCTCTTTGTAATCGGTACTGCCCACTTGGCGCACGGTGGCGATTTGACGGATCGGGGAGATGTCTGTCGCCAGGCGGTTGATGGTGTTTTCGACAATGGAGGGCAGAGCAAAGCCGCCTGCAGCGCCTGTCATGGTCACGACTTGCGCAGCGCGGCGCTCGGGCACGCCTTGCGACTTGAGTTCTTGCACGCGGCGGTCGTCGCGGGCTTTTTGGGCGACCATGAGGGCGTTTTTGGCTTCTTGGTCTTGCGGGGCGCGCACCCAGTTCACAAAAGCGTTGCGGTGGTCGACGTCTTCACGCGAGCCGCCTTCTTTCAGGGCGTCCTGGATCACACCAGGGCGGGCCAGCTTGGCTTCGAGTTTTTCGAGTCGGTCTTTGGCTTCGTTCAGGCCGTCAATGTGGCTGTCCATCTTGGCCAGCTTGGCGTCCAGGTCGGCGGTGCTGCTGCCAGACTTGATGGCTTCAATGCGCTGGTCGTTGGTCTTTTTGTACTCATCAAACGCGGTGGCGATCTTGTCGATCGCTTCGCCGACGGACTTGATGGAGGGCTCTTCGCGGCGCTCGTAAGCGGCGGCGGCAAAGCTGGCGGCTTTGCACTGGAAGGCTGCAAAGTGCAGGGCCATGGTGGCCAGGAGGGATGTCTTTTTCATGGTCGGGGATCCTTGGTGTTTCAGGGTTTGGACAGCTTTTCCAGCAGCCGTTGGGCTGCTTTGAGGGCTTTGGCGGTCGAGTCGGCAGAATCGCTCCGCTCCTCTCCCATCCGCATGACGCGGCTGACAAATGCAGTCGCATCGGCTTTGCTGAAGCCTGCATCGCGCAGGATTCGCTCGGCATCTTTGGGGGCCGACAGTTCGTCGGCTGACTTCACGTTGGTGACGCGGCTTTTGCCGTTGGCCGGGAAGGTGACCAGGGACACTTCCCACAGGTCCACGGCGTTCAGCGTGCGCATTTCGGTGTCGCGGTCGTAAGACCACTCTTTACTGACAAAGCCGATGCTCAGGCCGTTGACTGCGCCCATCTTGAGCAGGGCGTGGGCTTCTTTGCCCTTGGCCACCTCCATGGCCAGCTGGCCTTTGACGCGCAGGCCTTTGGCGTCTTCGACCATCTCGGTCCACACGCCAATGGGGTGGTCTGAGCCGTGCTGCCAGAGCATGGCGGGCATCGTGCCTGCGGCTTTGTGGTCGGCCAGAGACTTGGCAAAGGCCCCGGCGGCGACCACATCGTCGTAGCTGTCGGGCACGCCGAACACTGAGCCGTAGCCCTCGATCACGCCTTCGTCGCTGACGGCTTTGACTTGCAGCGCAAAGCTGCGGGTCTCATGGCCGGTGGCGCTTTTGCGCTCGGGGGCGCCGGGCATGGCGGCGCGGCCTGGTGGCTGGTTTTTACGGTGTTGGTGCAGGGTCTTCATTGGTGGCTCCGGTTTGGCCGTTTTGCATGTTGAGTGGCGTAAGCGGGGTATCAAGCCCCGGCAGCGGGTCTTTGCCCTCTTCGTCTCGAATCTCGTTGCGGGTGTAGATGCCCATTTCGGCCATGGTGCGGGCCCACTGGGCGCGGTCTTTCATGGAGCCGTTGCGCATATAGCGCGTATCGAATTCGGCAAACAAGGGGCCTGCACCGTCGAGCAGCATTTCGTCGATGCGCTGGGTCCAGGCGCGGTGCCATGGCGCCAGGGTGTGGATCAGGTGGGCGGCAAAGAAGGCTTCAGAGCTGGCGAAGGTGGCGGCCTTGTCGCTGTGGCCAATCATGATGGGGAAGACCCCAAAGCCCCGGCAGATTTCCTCAATCTGCAGGCGGCGGGTCTCAACATGCTGCGCGTCCACCCCAGTCATGCTGGAGGTGATCCACTTGGCGTTGCGGTCCAACAGCAGCGGGTCACCCGCACGGGCTGCGCCGGTTTTCTTCTTGATCCAGTTGTTCAGGCGCTCGTATTGTTCTGGGTTCAGCGCGCCGTCGACCGAATACACGCCGCTGGGTCTCAGCGAGTTTTTGTGCATCGAGCTTTGGCTTTTTTCGGTGGCCATGGCCAGGCCAATGGCGGTGCGGGCCAGCTGCACGGCGCTCAGGCTCTTGGCCCACTCCCACTGCATGCCGTGGATCATGAAAACATCGTCAGGGCCAAACTCGCCGATCTGGCCAAACTGGTCATAGCAGCGGTAGACCAGTTCGTAGCGTGAATTGTGGTGCACCTGCCAGCTGTCGGGCGGTACCGGGATCAGCTCCCGCACCCGGCCGTTGTTGCCGCGCACCTTGATGCTCAGGCCCGTGCCAGACAGGCAGGCGTGCAGCGTCATCATGCGGCGCCATTCAAAGGCGGTTTGCCATTCGTTGGCGCGGCGGCACAGCAGCCGGTATTCGGGGATGTTGGTGGCGCGTTCGCGGGTGCCGTCTTCTTTTTCGCGGTAGACGTGCAGCTGTGGGGTGGCGCACCCTTCGGCGATCACCTTGACGCAAGCCAGCACGGTCGAGACCTGCAAGGCGGTTTTGTTGGTGACGTGCTGGCCATCAATCAGGCCCGCGAAGTCGTCCATGTCGCCGTCGATTTTCCCGGCGATCTGGTCGTAAGTCAGCTGAGCCGCCTTGCGCCCCATGAGTCGGTCGATGAAGTTCACTCGGCTGTTTCCCAGAATGAGGTTTCTTGGCCATCAGGGCCAAGGGCTCGACCCAGCGCCATTAGCATGGCAATAGGGCCGTCGATTTTGTTTTCGGGGCGTTCTTTGGTGGGGCTCATCAGTTCGTTGAACTTGCTGACTTTCACCACCAGGTTGCTCACCATCCAGCTCATGACGGGGTTGCCGTCGTGCACCAGTTTCTTTTCCAGCACCAGGTTTTCCACCTGGATCAGCGCGGGCGTGAAAAACATGGCCCTCTGGGTGATTTCCACCAGGGGCAGGCCTTCTTCGATCAGCTTGCCCGCGAAGTACATGCTCAGCGCCGGGTCAAAGGCGATCTCTTGCACGTCAAACATGCTGCACAGGCTGCGCAGGTCTTCGGCTACCACGTCAAAGTCGGTCAGGTCGCCATCGGTCACCTGCACGTAGTCTTGACGGGCCCAGCCGGTCAGGTGCGCATTGCCGCTTTCTTGGATGGCCAACTCGTTGAGGTAGAGCTTAGTGTGCACGTGCCACAAACCGTCCACCTCGAACACCAGGCAGAGTGCCGCGAAGTCTTTCCTCTGCGCCAAGTCCAGCCCAATGTAGGCCTTGGCCCCGGCAAAGCTGGCCAGGTCGCGCAAGCGCACATCGGCGCAGCGCTCCCACGATCTCATGTCCATCCAGGCGCTCTCGCCAGACACCCACACGTTCAGGCGCTTGGTCAAAAAGTTGTTCAGGGCCGACGGCATGGCCTCGGCCTTGCGGCTGGCGCTCGCCATATCGTCCATCAGCACCGACTTGCCCCAGTTGGGGTTGGCCTTGGCCCAGTTGGCCGGGTCGTGCGGGTCGTCGTTGTCGTCCAGCGTGTACACGATGCCAAACATGGTCGGGTCATCGATCACGCTGTCCAAAATCTTGGTCACGTGCGTGCGGCGCTCGTAGCAAATGCCGCTGCGGTCGGTGCCTGCGGTGGTGATGTTCCAGAGCAAAGACTGCTCACGCGCACCGCGGGCGGTGTCGATCACGTCGTACACGGCGCGGGTTTTGTGCGCGTGCAGCTCGTCGATGACGGCGAAATGCACGTTCAGGCCGTCCAGCGTGCTGCCTTCAGCGGACAGGGGCAGAAACTTGCTGGCCCGGTGCGCCACCGTGATGCTGTGCTGCATGATGGCCACGCCCAGGTAGGTGCGCAGGTCAGGCGTGCGCTCAGCCATGGCGCGGGCATCGTCAAACACGATGCGGGCTTGGTCCTTGGTGGTAGCAGCGCTGTAAACCTCGGCCCCGTGCTCGCCGTCAGCCGACAGCATGAACAGCGCCAGGCCGCTCGACAGCGTGGACTTGGCGTTCTTGCGGGGCACTTCGACGTAGCCCTCGCGGTACCGGCGCAGCCCTGTTTCGTGGTGCACCCAGCCAAAGACGGCGGTGAGGATGAAGCACTGCCACGGCTCCAGCTCGATCAGGCGGCGCTCTCGCGCCCACTTGCCTTTGATGTGGGGCAGCAGCTCGATGAACTCACACGGCCGCGAGGCCAGTTCGTCATCAAAAACCCACGGCCAGCCGTCCGACCGTTCGCGTGCCAGGTCGTCCAGCTGCCTTTGGCAAGCCAGCCGCGTCCACTTGCACGCCACAATCTCGCCCGCCACCACTCCCTGGGCATATCCCAGCGCGGCCTCAGTGAACTTGCTCATCGAACGACAGAGAATTTCTGAAAGCCGCTGGCCTGTTGAGGCGTTTCAAACCCCGGCAGCGACATGGTGGGGTCCACATAATTCGAGGCCTGCACCCCCGCACGCGCTGCAGGGCTCAGGCCAAAGTGCATCAGGTAGCGGTTGACCTCGGCGCGCTGCTTGCTCAGCAGTTGCACAATGACGCTTTGCTGCGCATAGCCCGATGGCGTGACCGCGTAGCTTGCGCCATAAACCGCATCAACATAAGTCATGCCTTTGCTTTCAAGTAAAGCAACGTAGCCATTAAAAGCTATTTCGAGCTCATGTAGCCGCCCAGTTGCTTGGCAGTACATCGCCAACGCTGTGCGGTCAAGCCCGCTGATCAGCCCCAGCTCCTCCAGGAGCGGCGTGATCCGCTTCCATTCCTTGCGCGCTTCCTTGCTCAGGTGGCGCGGCGCGTCCGGGATCTCCACAAGAGGGTTGACGCCCGCCGATAAATCAAGCGCACGTTTCCCCGCATTCCCCTCAAGCAGCTTCAGTGCTGTAGGTTTAGGTTTCGGCCCTCGGAGTCCCATGGTATTTCAGTTGGTTGGTTGGATTGATTGATGGTGGGAGCACTTGAACCCTCTCGCGCTTTGGCCTGCAAGCAGGAACACCCTAACGCTGCCATTCACCATCACGGATGCCGACCACCCGCCAGAGCGGGTTGCCTCCAAACAATTACCCCAGTGGCCCCCGTTGGAGCAAAAGCCACTGGTGCTATCGGTCAGTATGCGTGATGGCCCGGGGCACTGCCCCCCGGAAGTTGTCGGGGCTCTCACCCGCGCCGCCCGGAAAACCCCAGACTGGTCATTGGTCTACTCGCTGCACCGGTTGCATCTGGGGTCGACCCAAAGGTAGCGCCCCCAATCTCACTTAGGCCAGCATCCGCTTTTGACCAATGGCACCTTAAAGGGAGTACCCCCCCCTCCAAAACCCGCGCACACAAAAATTTGAGGAACCGATCG